CTAGACTAGCAGACGTCACCCTTCATGAAGAAGACGACAAGATGATCATTGAAGGATACGCAATCGTATTTAACAGTGAAACGTTAATTGGTGATGAAGAGTATGGCTTTATAGAAGAAATTGATAACAGAGCTTTATCAGAAACGAAAATGAAGGATGTTCCGATGAAATATAATCATATGGACTCCTTTTTAATTTTAGCTAGAACGAGAAACAAATCACTTACATTAACCATTGATAATAAAGGATTAAAAGTAAGGGCAGAACTTCTTGATACGAATACTAACCAAGATATTTATAAGATGGTACGAAGTGGGCTCTTGGATAAAATGAGCTTTGCCTTTATGGTTGATGAGCAAGTCTGGAATCGAGAAGGAAAAATACCAAAACGAACCATTACTAAAATTGAACGATTGTATGATGTGTCGGTTGTGGATACACCGGCATATGATGCAACTAGTATATATGCTCGTTCTTTAGAGTCCATGGAGTTGGAACTAAAGGCTATGGATATGGTAGAGCAAGAAGAACAATCAAAAATCATTCGAAAACGTATTAAAATTAAATCACAAATTTAGGAGGAATCATGAATTTAGAATTAAGAAAACAAGAAATCGAATCAAGGCTGACTGAAATCAGAGGTCTTGTTGATAGTGAAACTGATTTAACCAAGCTTGAAGCATTAGAAACAGAAACAACTGAGCTTCAAGAAGAGAGAAGTGTGATTGACAAAAAGATGTCAATTACCTCAAAAGCGGAATTCACACCAATTGTAATTGATAACCGCAACAAAGTCGATAAAGAAAAATTGGAAGAACGCGCTGTGGCAATGAAAGAAAGCCGTGTGATTCAAGTATCTAGTGATGAAATCTTATTACCAGAACATACTGCACCAGGATTAACGGCTGTACCATTTTCACAGGTATCAACACTTGTCGATAAAGTTAATGTGATCAATTTAACGGGTGGAGAAACGTACAAAAAATCATTTGTTAAAGGGAATGGTGTCGCAGGAACTACACTGGAAGGTGCAGCGTATACGACAACAGAACCAACATTTGGTTATCTGACCATTTCAAAAGTAAAGATTACGGCTTATACGGAGATTACTGAAGAGTTAGAAAAACTGCCTTCAATTCCTTATCAAGCAGAAGTATTACGAAATATTAACATCTCACTGAAGAAGAAAATCAGTGAACAAATCTTACGCGGTGCAGGAACAACCAATACATTCACGGGAATCTTCAGTGATGCAGCGATTGCTCTTGCTGATAAAGCACCACTAGAGATTGAAGCAATTACGGATTCTACTTTAGATGATATTGTCTTTGCTTATGGTGGAGATGAAGAAGTCGAAGGTGGGGCCGTTCTTATCTTGAATAAGAATGACTTACGTGCCTTTGCAGGTCTTAAAACACAAGAAGGTCGTAAAGTACACTCGATTGATTATGTTCATAAAACGATTGATGGTATTCCATATATCATTAACTCAAATTGTAAAGCGATTACTGATAGCAACACAGCTGCTGGAGAGTACGGAATTGCTTATGGTGCGCTTAAGAATTATGAAGTGCCAGTGTTCTCACCTGTTGAAATCAGCAAATCAAATGACTACAAATTCAAAGACGGAATTATCAGCTACAAAGCATCGGTATTTACTGGTGGGAATGTAGTTGGTTATAACGGATTTTTACGTATTAAGAAAAAAGCAGCAGCAGTCTAATAACGAAGTAAGAAAGGATTGATCCCATGGCCATCTTGGATATTGTGAAAAAAGCTTTACTCATACCCTTATCAGAATCATTTGCTGATGATGAGTTGAGTTCTCATATAAGTAGTTGCAAGTCATATCTTGAAACCTGTGGGATTAATTCATCTTATATCAATGATGAATCAAATCCCATGGTAAGTACAGTTATTATCATCTATGTTAAAACATTCTTTGGATTTAAAAATGATGGAAGTGCTAAAGAACTACCTAAGACATTTGATATGTTAGTGAAACAATTAGCATTAACAAAGGGAGCTACAGATAATGTATCCTAACTCTCCCAACATTAGGTGTGAACTTTTAACCATGGGGTTGATTCAAAATTCAATAGGCACAAAAGCGTATCAATTAAAAACAAAAAAAGAAGTGATTGGCATCAATAAAAGCATCACTTCTCAGGAATATTATGAAAGCAAACGTTCAGATATAAAAATTGATCTTCTCATTAAAGTTCAAAGTTTTCTTTATGATGGTAGTACATATGTATCAATCAATGCAGATATTTATAAAATTGAAAGAACCTATCAAATCGGCCAGTTTATTGAACTCTATTTAAGTAAAACTAACATTAGAAAGAGTGATGTTATTGGTTTCACTTGATGAACTAGGTACAGCGATTGAAGAGATGGTTGATGAATATGCAGAAGACATTATAAAGAAACTTGAAAAGAGACTCGATCAAACAGCAGAAGAGATTGTAAAGTATATTGCGATGCACGCACCAAGGAGTGGTGGATCAAAAGCATTTGCCGATTCCTTTGTGGCGTCCCCTCAAGGAGATGGCCTTCATAAAACGATTAGTATCTACTCTAACACCAAAGGAAAACTCACACATCTACTTGAGTTTGGCTTTACGCATCGAAGTGGAAAGTATGTAGGACCAAGACCGTTTATGAGACCAGCATATGACTTATTGACACCTAAGATGTTAGAGGACATTAAATCCATTATTGAGAAAGGTGATCGCTGATGCAAGAACTCCTTGAACATTTATTCTCTACATTAGATTTGGTGTTACCAGGAAAAGTGTCCTATGGAACCAGAGAAGGATTGGAAAGTGATCCAAACTATATCATTTATCAGGAACTGTCAAACCGAAGTATTGTCTATGCAGACGATGTCGCTATTGCAAAGGTTAGCACATTTCAAATAAGTTTGATTACAGAAAAAAAGATTTATTAATAGAAGAACGTTTAGAAGCAACACTATATTTTAACAATTATGAGTTTGATCTATTAAGTGAGTTTGTCAATGAAGACGGATCCGTTAATAGAGTGTACGAGATAAAAAAGGAGGTTTACTAAATGAGTAATAAAATAACATTTGGGTTAAAGAATGTTCATTATGCATTGGCCACTCAAGCAATTGATGGGAGTTGGACCTTTGCAGCACCAAAACGATTAGTAGGTGCACAAGAAATCACAACAGAAGCAATTGGTGGAAGCACTCAGGTGTATGCTGATGATAAAGTCATCGCAACCTTGGTTTCTAATTCTGGAACAAATGTGACACTGAAATTCACCGAAATTGATGATGAATTCAAAAAAGACATCTTCGGCGTGTTAACTGATAGTAATGGAAACTTAGTAGAAGTAGTGAATGGCGAAACTAAAACATTTGCACTTGGTTATGAAATACAAGGTGACATCAAAGCGAGACGCATTTGGTATTTCTTATGTACCGCTACACCATCAGGTGATGCGAGTAAATCAAAAGCAGATTCAATTGAAGCGAATTCAATTACATTGAACATTACTGCTAGACCAATTGAATCAGGTAATGATTTGATCTTGCGTATTATTGCTGGGGTAGGGGATGCTAACTATGATGGCTTCTTAACTACTGCGCCAGCACTACCAACATTTATCTAAGAAAGAGGTAACTTATGGAAAAAATACTAACGCTAGGTAATAAAGAATATCGCCTACATTCATCACTTTTCACAATCATTGATTATCGAAATGTATTCTCAACTGAACTATTTAGCGATATCAAGAAACTAGAGAAAACAAACATTAAAAAAGTGGACGACTTATCCACTGTAATTGATACGATTTTTAAAATCATTTATGTGTTACAACGACCTTTCAGTAAGCAATCTTATAATGATTTTCTAATGTCACTAGACTTTACCATTCTCAGCAACCAGGATGAATTACAAATTTTAACGAATACGATAGGTGAAATGCTAGGGACGTTTCAACAAGGAAACAAAAGCAAACCACCCTCAAAGAAATAATGATGTTGAAAATATAACAGCGAATATTATTTTTAATCTTGCTCATTTAGGTTTATCTATTAGCGATACAAAGAACTTTGATTTGGATACATATTTTGAGATTGTTGAACTTGAGATGAAAGTAATAAATGGGGAAGAATCAGCTAAAAGAGCAACGCAAGTAGATATTGACAGATACTTTTTGTAATATCATGATTATATGATAAACTATATGTAATTCTAAAAATTACGTTTGCTTTCAGTAGACGTAAGGAGGTGAAAAACATGGTTAAAAAAATAATAAACATGTTTCTCATCATATCTCGTATATGATGTGTTGCTAGATTTATTTGATTTATCATTTCATTCTTTATTTAGAAGGATGAGGGAAGCATAACTTTGGTTATGCTTTTTTCAATATTAGATCCAATCTTGGAGGTGAGTATCAATGGCGGAAACAGTCAAAGGACTTAATATCAAACTTAGTCTTGATGGTAAAGATTTAGAAAACGAGCTACGAGGTATTAAAAAAGATTTAAAAGAACAGAACAAAGACTTACGCGCGATTAATACAAACCTGCGATATGACAGTACTAACTTGGACTTATGGAAGCAAAAACAAGGCAAACTTAATGATATATTAGTTCAAACAAAAAAGAAATTACTTACTCAAAACCAAGAACTAGATAAAGCAAAAAAAGCTGTACAAGTTGGAGACATGAGTAAAGAAGAGTTTAATAAACTGAAACGCAATGTTCAATACTCTGAAGCATCCATCGCAAAATTGAATGGGCAATTAGAAAGAACAAGCGATAAGATAAAACAATTAAGTAATGCGAATTTTGAAAAGATTGGTAAACTTGGCTCAACCTTAACAAAAAGTGTAACGGTTCCTATTTTAGGAGCCGTTTCTGCTTTAACAGCATTTTCAGTAAAAACAGCTTATACGGCTGATGAAATAGGTGATACCGCTGAGAAACTAGGGTTATCTGCAGAACAAATGCAAGAATGGAATCACTCTGCGACTATCTTAGGTGTTTCTACAGAGCGTATGGAACGAGCTTTCATGAAAGTCAATGGTGTCCTTGGTGATATTGCTACTGGAAATGGTGAGAAGTACGCAGATAGTTTATCACTAATTGGGTTAACACTTGATGATTTAGAAGGTAAGAATACCGATGAAGCATTTAACTTAATTCGTGATGCTTTAAGTGAAGTAGAAGATGAAGCAATCAGAGTTGGTGTTGCAAATGATTTATTAAGTGAGCGAGTAGCTGCTGATATCATTCCTGTATTATCAAGTGAAGCTTCTGTCATTAATGACTTAAAAAATGAAGCTCAAGAACTGGGAATAGTAACCAATGAACAGGCTAGTCAAGCTGGTGAGTTCACGGATGCACTTGATCGGACCAAGCAATCTTTATCAAGCCTGGGTGTTGAACTTGCATCAATGGTATTACCAGTATTACAAGAATTAATTATAAAAGTGAAAGATGATATTATTCCAACATTTAAGGATTGGCTAACTAGGTTTAACAATCTTGATGGTGGAACCAAAAAGATGATCGCAACTTTGCTTGGATTTGTTGCTGCTGTTGGACCTGTGTTATCTGTTGTTGGCAAAGTAGGACCACTCTTAAATATTGCATCGATAGGACTTAAAGCAGTAGGAACATCGGGTATCTTTGCAGGTGTTGGTATTAATGCAGCTACCTTAGGGATTGGTGCTCTGATCGCCATACTTGCTG